GTGCCAGCTTCTTCATCTGACCATACAGGCGCTTCTGCTCTTCGGTTAGCGGTACGTCACGCCGCGTGTACAGCTTGTCTGGTAGGTCAAGGCAGTCCTCTTTCAGGACGCGGTTGCTGAACCGGTCTAGCCGCTCGTTGAGCTCGTCCAGCCTGCGGTAGCCCACAATCTCTTGAAACGCCCGATTGCCCATCTTGCGGTTCTGCACCACAGCATACCGGTTTTGAAAAGCAAAATAGCTCTTGAAACTGAGCGCAGCATCAGACAGGAAGGCGCACTGACTAAACAGGTCCATCGGGCTTTTGGTGATTGGCGAGCCGGTCAGGATGCGCTTGTACTTAGCGAAGTCTGATAACTTGACGATATTCTTAGTGCGCGTTGCTTTGCGATTTTTTATGGTCGTGCTCTCGTCCACAATCATAATGTTGTCCGGGAACTTTTGCAGGAAGGCAACCGCCGCCTTAGTGCCACGGGACGTAGACAACGCTTCGACATTCATAACGAATATCCGCAGCCCGCGGAACTCGCCAAACAGGAAATCCCACATCTCATCCTGATATTTCTTAGTGTTGGCAGGGGTCCACCGCATGATCTGCCGATCAACGTCGTCTGGGAGATGTGTCGGTATTTCTCCCTTTACCCAGTTGTCATAGACGCCCTTCGGTGCCACTATGAAGGCAGCATCGATTTTGTCCATCATATGCAAGATGCCGATGGTATCGATAGCCACCTTTGACTTGCCTGTTCCCATCTCCATGAACAGCGCATAATACTCCGCGGCCCACGAATCTGTGAGTGCCTGCCTCTGGTGGTCAAACGGTTCAGTCTTGAACTTGTACTTTTTCACGATTTCCTCCTTGACTATGCGAAAATATAAGCATATATACATGTCTGTCAAGACCCGATAGGCGTCTTTAATCACGAAAGAGGAATCACGATGAGCGATATCTTTGAAGCAATGGAGGAGGACTTTGAGAAGAAGTTGAATACCTCCATCGAGAAGCTCGATCAGAGCGACTTGAGTACCGTAGCCGGTCTGGCTAAAGCAATCCGTGAACAAGAGGACTTTGTTGCAAGCCTTGAGGACGACCTTAAGGCTGCAAAGAAGCAGCTCCTCAAGATGACGGATGAAGAGCTCCCAACTATGTTGGCCGAGATTGGTCTATCTAGCATCAAGCTGGATGACGGTTCCGAAGTCACAATCAAGCAGACATATGGTGCACAAATTACCAACGGCACTAAGGGCACCGTGGACAACCGTCCACAGGCTTACGCATGGCTGCGCGATAACGGCTACGGCGATCTCGTCAAAAATGTTGTCTCCTGTCAATTCGGCATGGGAGAGGACCAAAAAGCCGAACAGTTCCGCACTATTGCAGAACAGAACGGCTATCTGGCTGAGCAGAACACTACTGTTCACTCATCCACCCTACGCGCCTTTGTTAAGGAGCGTTGTGAAGCTGGCGACGAGTTTCCCATGGAATTGTTTGGGGCATTCGTTGGACAAAAAGCCATAATTAAGAGGAGCGACTAAGCCATGGCTGGTAAAAAGAATGAGGTTGCAGAGACCAAATCTGCGGAAGTAGTGCAATTTGATCCGACCCTTTTCGAGGCAGATGCCGGAATGGGTCTGGAGAACATGGGCGCTGAAGATCTTGCCCTGCCGTTTCTGAAAATTCTGGGCGGCATGAGCAAGGAACTCGATGTACTGGAAGACGCTCGCAAAGGTGACATTTACAATACCGTCACTGGAGCCGTTTTAAAGGGCAAGGACGGCGTTAGAGTTGTTCCGTGTGCCTACCAGCGTCGGTTCATACGTTGGGCCCCTCTGGGCGAAGGAACGGGCGCTCCTGTGGCCGTCTACGCTCCGGGTGAGGCAATGCCAAAAACCAAGCGGTCTACCGAGGACAATAAGGACTATGTCGAAGACGGTTCCGGTGACTACATTGAAGAGACGCACCAGCATTATGTGCTCGTGCTGCACGAGGACGGTCAGGTAGAGACCGCGCTGGTTGCCATGAAGTCTACGCAGCTCAAGAAGTCGCGTAAGTGGAACAGCATGATCTCCTCCCTGACTGTGCAGGGCAAGAACGGCCCGTTCACCCCGCCGCGCTTCAGCCACGTTTACCTGCTGAAGACGCAACTAGAGGAGAACTCCAAGGGTAGCTGGCACGGCTGGGAAATGAGCCGCGTTGGCCCAATCGAAGACATGGCAACTTACCAGCGTGGTAAGGACTTTGCCGCCAGCATTGCTGCTGGAGATGTCGTTGTGAAGCATCAGGACGAGTCCGCAAGCGGGGATATAAACCCCGACGACGTACCGTTCTAATCAGTTGGGGCGGCAGGAGTTTGCACGGTTTCCCCTGTCGCCCCATCCTTCACGGGGAGCATCATGTCTGTACAACAGTTTTCATCCATATTCGACGGGCTAAAGCTCGCCTATGGCACATATAAAATCGAAAAACAGCAGGCTAACGGTAAAAACACTGGTAGAGCCGCCATCATCCGCGAACCGCGGAACACGGCCCTGTGGGAGGGACACCTGTCCGGTAAGGGGCGGGGCATTGGTATCATCCCAATCAATGAGGACAACAAGTGTGTCTGGGGCTGCGTAGACGTTGACCAGTATCCGCTCGACCACAAGGTGCTCGTCGAGAAAATCCGTAAGCTGAAGCTGCCGCTTGTCGTCTGCCGGTCAAAGTCCGGTGGAGCGCATTGCTTCCTGTTTACCACCGAATGGGTAGATGCCAAGGACATGCAGGCCACGCTGCAACAAATCTCCGCGGCGCTGGGTTACGGCGGCAGCGAAATCTTCCCAAAGCAGATCAAGCTCAACCTTGACCGCGACGATGTCGGCAACTTTCTGAACCTGCCGTACTACGACGCCGAGGATGGGCTGCGCTACGCCATCAAAGACGACGGCACCTCTGCCACCCTTGAGGAGTTCTTTGAGCTTTACGAGAGTTATAAGCAGACGCCCGAGCAACTGATGGCGCTACAGGTGGGCGACCCTGAAGAGGTATCGCCCATGAAGGACGGCCCGCCGTGCCTTCAGTTCCTGCTCAAGAACAAGATATCCGAGGGTGGCCGCAACAACGGCCTGTTCAACATCGGCGTCTATCTGCGTAAGGCGTACCCAGATAGCTGGGAATCGGAGATCCTAACCTACAACTTGCAGTATCTGGAGCCGCCACTGCCGCTCAGCGAGGTCAACATCGTTGCCAAGCAGCTTGAGAAGAAGGACTACGCCTACCGGTGTAGCGACTCTCCGATAAACGCGCACTGCAACAAGGACCTGTGCCAGACTCGCAAACACGGCATCGGTGCAGCAATTCAAGGCGCGGCCATCGCGAACCTTCGCAAATACAACTCAAACCCGCCGGTCTGGTTTCTGGATGTCAATGGCGAGCCCGTCGAGCTGGATACAGAAGCTTTGATGAGCCAACCCGCGTTTCAAAAGTGCTGCATGGAGCAGCTTAACTTCATGCCCCGGTCTGTTAGCAAACAGGTTTGGGAGGGACGCATCGGCGGTCTAATGAACGAGATGAGGGACAATGAAAGCGCCATCATAGATGTCGCTGAAGACGCCAGCATAAACGGCCAGTTTTACGATTATTTGGAGGAGTTCTGCGCTCACATGCAAAAGGCCAATGACAAGGAAGAGATACTGCTCAAGCGCCCATGGACGGACGAAGAAAGCGGCACCACTCTGTTCCGTCTGAAAGACTTTGAAGCATATCTAAAGCGCAACAAGTTCTTCGAGTACAAGACGCATAAAATAGCGCAGCGTTTGCGTGATTTGGGCGGACAAAGCTGCGTATTGAAAATTAAGGGCAGGCCCGTTCGGGTGTGGGAAGTACCCGCTTTCGATAACGCAGACATGGATATCAAAACGCCATCCTTTGGCAGTGGTGAGGGAGCACCCTTCTGATGAAAGACCGTAACGACTACATTTACGAGCAGCGCGTAGTGCAGCTCCGCACCTATCAATCCATCGCAGATGAGATGGGACTGTGCCGCGAGCGTGTGCGCCAAATCGTGGTTGCCGTGTCTCAGCGCATCCGTTGGGAGCAAGAGATTGAAGCCCTGCCGGACAAGCCGCACAAGATGTGCCACCTCGTCCTGCCTCGCCGCGTCCGTAACTGCCTCAAGAACGAGTTCCTGTTCGACCTGACATTTGAGGAGTTCATCGAGTACGCCGAGAATAAGAAGCTCGATAACATACCCAACCTCGGCAAGGGCAGCATTGCGTTACTTGAAACGCGGCTC